ATATAGACTAGATCAAAATACCCATCCATAAACAAAGGAGCTGCTTCCAATGAAGGTAATTTAATAACTCTTAATTGTGGAAACCATGGCATGTATTTGACTGTACTTTTGTAGTAATAGTCCCAATATTCTTGTGGGTATTCCCATACCCAAGGAGCAGCATTTGGAGTGCTCCACACTCTCCAGGGATCTATTGCAATATAGTCTTTAATAATCTGATTTGCTGGTGATCTTAAAATAGTTCGAGTACACCTCCCTCGTAGAACTCCAATTTCAGCTACCTTTTCTAGTTTTCTTTCTATAATAAGTGACGCAACTACTGCCCCATGAGAACTATATTCAGTTTGGTTCAATGTAATCATTTTAATTTCTCCATAATTCTATCAAATACTTGTTTAACTGATATTTTACTAATACATGATACTCCCTCATTACACACAATACCATTATAAATATCGTTCTTATTTATAAAACATGGACGATATTTGCACTTTACAGTAGTTACTATTGGTTCATACTCATACGGCCATGCCCAAATAAAGAATGGATTGAACCCACCCTGTATAATTAATCCCTTTCTGTTTGCAAACTTTGATACATAATGACTTGTTCCAGTATCTAAACCAACATAAACTTTTGACTTTGCTACTATATTCAAACAATCATTACTTAAAATCAAAGGATTATTCAAATCAATATAGGATATTCCAGCAACTTGTAACATTTTCTTTAGTTCATCAAAATATGGCCAATTTCTATAAGGTGTCCATGTCCCTGTTTTAGTACACAAAGCAACATCAACTCCCTTTATAGTATCTAATTCATTAAAAATAACAGGAACAAAGTTATGGTATTTCCTGTCAAACTCTATATACTTCCCAGTCATCCTCCTAAATTCTCTAATATAGTACATCATAACAGGTTCTTCTGCATTTCGAGTCTCGAAATCACAATGTAGTACTCCATGAAACACAATTCTTTTTATGGGATCACTAGGATCATACAGTGGAACATCAACTAAACCCGTGGTCTTTCTCCTATGATTGAAAACAGCATCTATTCCATTATCAACCAATATCTTTGTCAAATGAGCCATTATCAATGAATTCCCAAACCCCGTCCCACTCCACTCAAGTTTAAATGATGGTGTATTCACTCAGAATCTCCTCTGTTATTTTTATAAATCCATGACTTCCTATTGGACCACAGTTCTCGATTCCTGGACATACCTCAAGTACTCTAGGATGTTTCAGTGCCTCTGCTATTGCAAAGGCAAGAGACTGATTACCAATAAATAGTTTACTTCCTGAAATTGCTTGTGCCATTTCAAGTGCATTTGTTACTTTTATGTATCCAGGATTTATTCCAGTTTCTGAAACAAACCACCTAAATTCCCTTTTTAATCCAATAAATCCAATTTCTTTTTCCATGGATTTCAAAGGACTCCAATCTAATCTCCCCCAATATCTAAGAGATCGGCTCACAACAATTGGAAATATACTTTTGGGTTCAACATTCTCTAACCATCTCTGTGAAATATCAAATTTAGCTCCAACTGCCTCTAGGTGACTATCTGCCAAATGCTTTGAAACTTTCTGTTGAATTGCACTAATTGCTACTTTTCGATAGGCACACAAATTTATATATGGAACATCAGGAACTCCCAATTTCACCTGTACTATACACTTTTGAACTTCCAATAAAGGAGACAGAAATATTACCATCGGCTCCTTAGTAATATAATAAATACCAGCACCTTTAGCAATTACTGTTGGAATAGAATATATAATATCTCCCATAGCTCCATTATGTACATAAATAATATCTGACATTATAGTTGTTTTCTAATCAAAGTTAAATACCCTTGTCCTGCTCTCCTATTTGATGTATGATAATCTATAGTAAATATATCAGAAAATTGCATATACCACTTCTTAAACTGATGATAATAAAATAACTCTACTGGGTGATCAGGACAATATTCTGATTTAAAGTGAAGTTGAACTGTCATCCCATGACATTTTCTAATTATACTAGTTACTTTATCATTTCCAACAAAAAATCTTTCTGCCCCTTCAATATTACACTTGATAAATACCTTTCCTCCTTCATAGTATTTATCAAAAATACTTTCCAAAGATACTGATTGTCTCATATATCCACTTCCTGTTTCATTAAAACTCACAAACTGTAATAGATCTAAATCAGGTCTCTCAAATAGGTCATCCTTCCTATCTTGATTCATATAAAGAAACTTTCCATTTCCAATAATAGCACATTCACAATTAATATTATGCCCAGCAGTAATACTTACAAGTTGTTTGAAATGTGGATCTTCAGATCCCTCGATAGCTACAATTTTTGCATTAGGATGAAGTTCACGAGCAAGAAGAGAAAATGAACCTAAATATGCACCTAGATCTAGAATGAAATCAAAATAATTAGTTGGAAATGATTTCAGCCTGAATATGTTTCTATTATTCATAGATTTCTTCATCTTATATGCTTCTATCTTCCAATTATCCATGGTTAACTCCTAATCTATTTTTTACCATGCTTTCTAAAATAAATTTATCATAACTATCCTGATGTCTATTAAACCCAAGTTCTTCTCTCTCTGGATCTTTCCATTGATCTTCACTAATAAATATAGACTGAGTGTGCTTCTGTAATGCTACAAAAATATAATGTTTTCTTAAGTGTTGAAAATATCTCTGTGATGTAACACGTAAATCCACAATATTATATTTACATATAGTTGATAACCATACAAAGAATGACTCTCTATATAGCCAAAATCCATGTCCTACTACATCTTCTGGTAAAATATGAATCAATATCCCATCATTCTTTAAGAGATCATGCATATTTTTAAATACCTGCCACTGATTTCTCATCACATGTTCAGATGTTCCAGAATTTAAAACAACATCAAACATGCCCACAATTCCTTCCTGGACTAATGGCATGGACAAATCTAATATTATAGACCCATCTTTTCCATTAATATCAATATTTTCACTACGTAAAAATCCCTTGTCCACCAAAAGATCTTTGAAAATATAATACTTGTATCCAAGTGTATGATTTGCTACCTTTTGATTTCCTAAAATGCATACTGACAATTCATTAAAATTGTTTAATTGTGTAGCAGTCAAAATCTCAAAAAAATATGAGATAGATTTAGAACCCATTCCCATTATGAGAGTCTCCTTTCACCAAGAATATCTAAAAGAACTTTACTCCATTCTCTAGGATCTAAATTTTGTCTAGCCCAATCCTTTGCATTTCTTGCCATTTCATAACGATACTTCTCTTTACGTTCAAGCATCTTCAATGCATACTTAAACCCATCAGAGTCAACACAGTAAAATCCAGTATTTCCGTGCTGTACTCTATCTTTTGTACCATCTCTTGGTTCAGTAAGAATTGGCATTCCTGCTGCTAAAGCTTCTGCAACTACTCTAGGATATTGATCCCGCCATAGGTTACTAGTTCGATAAAGATATATATGACCTCTAGAAAGAAACTGTTCAACAGACATTGAGTCCCACTTATGAAATACCATTCGAGGTTCTTTTGAAAATGCCTCTACAAGTTCTCCATGTGCTTCCATAAATTCAAATCTTGCTTTAGGAATATCTTTCAGTAATCCAGCATAGAACTTAGTATCTCGATCCTTTGCTAAATGTTTCTGCCAAAGGTGAATCTTATCTCCTTTTCCTTCTGACTCTTTTGTCACATACTTCCTATAATCTGGAACACAATGTTTTAGAATTACCAAGTCATCCTTTTCCTCTCTTGGAGGTGTACAAATCTCTAAGAATCTATCAAGATCAATAGCACCAAATAAAACAATCTTTTTAGAACTATCAAATCCAATAGCATCTCTTATAAATTCTAATTTTTTTTCTTCATTTTGAAAAATAAATGCCCTAACCTTTTCTGATTCAGCGAGCCACGCACATTTAGTTAGTGGAGAATTCAAATAATTAATCCCAATAATTACATCAGAGCTTTTTTCCACAATGCCCTGTGCTTTTTCAGCAAAGGCACGAGTTCTGTCATTGGCATAAAATAGTAATGGAATTCCAGGAGTCATTACTCCCTCCATTCCATTTTCAAATGTGTAAATATCCTGCAAAATATGTAGGTCTGGAAATGACTTCTTAATCTTATTATGGACTCCACACCATGAATACAAGTTAACATTCCATCCTTCCTTGAGAAGTGTCTGTGCGAGCATACACAGACTTTGTTCACCACCACCATCCACATGTAGATTCCCCAAAAGATTAATTTCTTTTCTATCTGTAGTATTCTCAATAATTAATTCTGATCTATTTATAGATGGTTCCATATTAATTTCCTTTTCATTTTCATCTGTTCTAATATCAGAAAGTATCCCATAATGGTATAAATCACCTTCATAATATTTTTCTACTGCACGGATAACATCTCCAGCAGTAATGGTATCCATACAAGACTGAATAGTTCTACCATCACACTGAATTGATTTCTCACATAAATGTTTATTTGCTTCTGGGTTTTTAGGAACTGGATATACTCTTGCAACCCAACATCCACCAGCTTTACAGCAAGAAAAAGCTCCATTAGTATGAAGAATTTGATGATTACAATACCAACTCCATGCTGTTGGTTCTCTACCACCAAAAATTGTTACACATGGCTTTCTCCCCCCAGGAGGTCGTGGTGGAATTGCTGCTGCTGCGTGCATCAAAAAACTTGGTCCTGTTACACACCCATCAGCATTATAAATCAAACTGAACAAACCACGAATATTATCATTATATTTATCAACCAAACTTAAAGTTCCACGAATGGGTTCCACTAAGAGATCACTCTTTCCAATTACTACAAATTTAATTTTGCCTTCAAAATGATCTACTACTTGTTGAAACCTTCTCCAGTCCCAAATCTTTGCTGTACAATCTCTCTTTCCTCCAGGAGCAATAACCCAGTAAGGAGTATTAATCTTATAAATGTCCCTAACAATGTTTTCCTTCTTTTCTTCCTCTGTCAGATGAAGATCCCCACGTTGTCTGGAGAACTCCTGGCAAAAATCACGGTACTTATTTCTTAATGAAATAAATGGCTCTTTAGCATTTGAGTTTTTCTTTGTGTTCCCCATGTCAGGATCACCAACTTCACCGTTGGCAAATGCAATACAAAATTCACCAAGTGACATAGGTAGTGATGAAGTTAAATCCGCAGCCGCTACCATATCAAGCAGGAACATCATGGAGAAATGAATATAAGTATTATTTGCACTCGCAATAGCAGAATATCCAGCAGCATAATATTCCACACCAGCCATTCCCCTTTTTAAGGAACGGTCAATATATGGATTGTTCTCAAACAGTTCTGGTTGGTTTGTATCAACTCCTATTATGATATCGGGAAACAGCAGTTTGAAATCACGAATCCCACTACTAAACATGATGCCATCACCCAATGCTCTCCTATGACCAAAAACGATTTTTCTCACATTCTCTTTTACATCAAGTTTCTGTTCTTTAGGCTTCAATATGAGTTTCAAGACCTGCCTCCTTTGCTGCTTCCGTAATTAATTCAATCATTACCGATATGTTCTCTATAGGACCATGTACGTGGAATTCACTGTCTCCATCTCCCTTATCCATCTTGACAACAATAAGATGTTCAACTATCCTTTTCAGGTCAATCAATTCAACTCGTTTGTTCTTATCTTCTATTTGACTACAAAACGGACAGATGAATGCCATAAAATTTTTCCTTTCTAACAAGTTAGCAAGATTTAAATATAATATGTTTTAGGAATACTTTTTGATTTATTTCTTTCTTGCAAGGTAATTTCATAAAATATTCTTTTATGGTGGAATAAAATAACTTAAATTTACTATTTTCACTTCATAGAGTCCCCTTCCTACTTTCGAATTATAGTTGAATTCAACTTCAAGTCTTAGAATTTCGTATTTGTTTATTTGGTCTATAATAGAACTATCATCTTCTGTTAATTCGAAATCCATTGAGGCTTCTAAATTATCCAATGTTCCTTCCCGTTTAACAGTTCCAGAAAACTTATCATATAAAACAAAAGATGCAGCAGATGGAACTATTGCATCATTATTCTCATCAGTAAATGATATAGTAATAGTGGCAGTCGTAGCCTCGTATATTTCGGTCATTATCCTATCCTATCGTAAAAGTAGCTGAAATAATAAAAAATAATATATCTCCAGAAGGAGCAGATATAGTAAAAGTAACTGCTGGTTTCTTTATAGAAAATGATATGTGTAACATATGGTGTTACTTCTTTCTCATTTTTCTCAAGGTTAAAGCCAGCCTTGCTCTCCTAGCTAATTTTGTATTTTTACTTTTAGCTGCTTTTCTTAACTTACTAACTGGAATAGTTTTTCCTTTTTTTACTTTAAGAGATTTTCGTAACGCTCCAGGATTCTTGGAAACTGCTTTTTGAATCCAGGTTTTTGCCATTTTTAGTTCTCCTTAGATCTTATACTCTTATGGTGCAGAACTAGAACTTGATTGAGAACTAGAACTAGAACTTGATTGAGAACTAGAACTAGAACTTGATTGAGAACTACTACTTGAACTAGAACTAGATCTTGAACTAGATGAACTAGAACTTGATTGAGAACTAGAACTAGAACTTGATTGAGAACTAGATGAACTAGAACTTGATTGAGAACTAGAACTAGAACTAGAACTAGATTGAGAACTAGAACTAGAACTTGATTGAGAACTAGATGAACTAGAACTTGATTGAGAACTAGAACTAGAACTAGAACTAGATTGAGAACTAGAACTTGATCTAGAACTACTACTTGATTGAGAACTACTACTTGAACTAGATCTTGAACTACTTGAACTAGAACTTGATCTAGAACTACTACTTGATTGAGAACTACTACTTGAACTAGATCTTGAACTACTTGAACTAGAACTTGATCTAGAACTACTACTTGATTGAGAACTACTACTTGAACTAGATCTTGAACTACTTGAACTAGAACTTGATCTAGAACTACTGGAACTTGAACTTGATTTAGAACTAGAACTAGAACTAGAACTTGATCGAGAACTGGATGAAGAACTACTTGCTCCTACAGCAGTAGATGTTGTTGCTCCTTCCATCCAATATAATATTTCTACTTCACATGCAGATGAAACCGCTTGAAAATATAGTACAGTTCCTGCAACAGCAAACATCCAATCAAGTTTAATTTTCTGGGTATCTTTTAAAGTGAAATAAGGAGTTCCAGTAGCAGATAATGATACTAAAACTGCTGCTCCACTTACTCTACGTTGTATACTGATTGCCATGCATCCCTGTGGAATGGTCCATGATCTCCATCCACTTGTTGCCACAGAGTCAATTAGTACAATATATGGTTTTCCTGGGATTCCTTTTGCTGCTAATACTGAGGAATAGTTACCACCAGATAATACAGGAACTTTTTGGTATGTTCTCATTGTTATTAACCTTTACTAGAACTAAAACACTATTTTAAAAAAATTAAGGAGTATGTGGAACAGAACCTTCCATCCAGTAGAGTATTTCTACTGAACATGAAGACGTAACAGCTTGAAAATACAGCGTAGTTCCTCCAACAGCAAACATCCAACCAAGATCAATTGGTTGTGTACTCTTGGAAGTAAAATATGTAGTTCCATTATCTGTTGATACCAACAAATCCCCAGAAGTACGTCTTTGTATATTAATTGCCATACATCCTTGTGGAAGTACCCAAGGAGTCCAAGTAGTGGTAGCCACACTATCAACAACTACAATATATGGTTTTCCTGGAATTCCCTTGGCTGCTAACTGTGACGAATAATTACCACCAGATAATACAGGAACTTTTTGATATGACTTCATTTTTATTACCTTTTATAAGAATAGAAGTAGAAGATAATTATCTAAATTATAACAATTATATATTAAATTTAAATAAAACACAATTAAATCATGTTATGTCTAATTGAAATCATCCTATTATGAATAATTTCACGAACTAAATTTAATTGTGCTTGACTTAAAAGAGTATTATAATCTATAAAAATAGTATAGGCTTTAGTATTAAATGCATCACCTTTTATCCTATTTTTTTCAGATTTTGGTAACTTTCTTGCTTTTTCATCAGTATAAGTTTCTACCCCTATCCAATCCCCCTCTAATAGTTCTATTGTTTTAGAATTTAATATACTTAGAAGTAATTTTAAAACAGGATATAAATATTTAAAAGTTCTAATATATTTTTTCATACTATTTTCCTTTTTTAGTTTTTCTCTTCTTTTTACCACTTGCCATACCAATACACTTTGCTACAGCATGAGGTTGAGATAACCCTTCCCTGGTTATCAAAAATCTAATTCACCGGCTGATATATTTTTTCTTAGGTTCATTCTTTTTTCTCAGAGGCATTTTGATTCCTCCTCATATAAGTTATTAAAATTATTAACTATTTTAACATTGTTGGGTGCTCCATTTGATGACATATATTACATAATACAATTCCATTTCCTTCATCCCATATAGAAGAATCTGTTTCTGTTAACATGTTTACAAGTTCAGAGTTATTAACATCCAAATCATCATGAATTGTCAAGAATCGATATACGAGTTGTGAAAGCGGAATTGTATGATGTACATGTAATCTTTTAGTAGTTCCACAATACTGACATCTTTTACCTTGTAATCTTAAAACATTGTTTCTCCATTCTTTGTAACTATCTGAAATTCTTACAATATTTTCACAAACTCGAACTCTATATTTTGCATTAGTATTATAAACTTGCATTGTTTAGATTATTTTCTATTTTTCTCACATTTGAAACTTCTTTAATAGATTCAATTAACATTTTATCTTGTTGAATTGCTTCTTTCCAATATTTACGTAAAGCACTAATACTTTGTTCAACGTCTGGTACTACCAATGGAATTCCAATACACAAGGTCCAATTATGCTGCCCATTAATAAAAGAATTAAACCATTTGACATTAATAAGATTATCATCTAATGTCACAATATCATTTGTAAATTCACGATACCGTGTATCAGCTTGCATTAATTTGTCATGTACATAAGGAATAACATTCTTAAAATACTGGGGAATGTGATCCATCCAATTTACTCCAACCATTTCCGTTTCATGTTTATATCCCAAATCATACGCTAACTGGTCATTTGCAAATTTTATTGTAAAATCTGGACTAAGTATTAATATATAGTGTGCTGTTAATGAAACAATACTCCATAAATTTAAAACTGTATGTTTAAGTTCGTCCATTACTTCAGCAATTTTCATAAAGTGTGTTATTTCTCCCGTCTCATTTCTAAGAGGAGTAATAGTAGCTATCTCCCAAAATAAATTCCCATTTTTTGTTTTATTTAAGAACTCTCCTCTCCATACTGTTCCAGATTTTAAGGTTCTCCATAATTCTTCATATACTTGTTTAGAAGTCTGTTTTGAAGCTAATATCCTTGGGGTTTTTCCAACAACATCTTCAGTTGTATATTTAGTTACTGCATAAAATTTAGGATTAGCATATATAATAATACCTTCTTTATCTGTAATTAATATAGTTGTTTCTGCCTGATCAATTGCGGTAAGTATGATTTTATTAATATCTGTGTTCATGGATGTCCCCAATTATATTATTTCATATGACTAAGTAATAAAACAACAAGTCCTATTAAAGGTATTATGATAGCCCCAACTACAATATAAATTCTAGTTACTTTTTCAGTTAATTTTATAAAATCAGTTTGTACTTTTAAAAATTCCTTTGTTAATGTTGAATCTCGTTCACTTCCATTAACTTGATATAATTTTACATAACTTTCTAATGATTCTTTTATTTCATCTAGTTCTTTCTTTTTAAGTAAACTTAATTGTAAAAGTTCTTCTTCTAATTCAATTACTTTTTGTTGCCTCTCTAATAATGTCGTATTCAATGTAATCATATTCTTATATGATTCTAATACTAATACTAAATCATCCCATGTTAATCCTTTTATATCACGGCTTTGGTATGACTCCTTTGATTTTTCCATTATTTCTGGTAATAGAGTTTTTGCCATCCGTTATATACTCCACACCAAACTTCCATTACTAAAATACTTTTCAATTCTTTTAGTATTAAAATATTCTTTCTTTTTCATATCTCCATACATTATATATCTACCATATCCAAACATAGTTTTACAACTATATTTAACTTGATCTACCCAAAATAAATCTAAAGGTTGAATTATTGATCTTTTTTTTCTAATTGATGGTTTAAATCCTTTTCTATTTGTTTGTAATACTCTATTATTTCTATGTTTTTGAATTATTTCAAATGGTTTAGTTCTTACTTGATTTGTACCCCCTGAGATTACAAAAGCATCATTATAATGAGTTTTTTCTAACTTTAACTTATTCCTATTTACAAAAGTTATATTTCCATAGGTAACTTCTAAGTCCTTAATATCATTAAAAAATTTTTTATTAATAATAGACATAAATGTTGATTGTTTATACTCTTTTATAGATTCTTTTTTATATTTCTTTAATAATTCTGTACTTTTATGTATTTTATTATGGCAACTTTTATGTAATAACATTAGATTACTTAACCTATTACTTCCATCTTTACTTTTTGGTTTTCTATGGTGTATGTGACTAGAACTATTTTTGAAATCTTTCTTACAGTATTCACATAATCCTTTTTCTCTTGACAGTAAGTAACTTCTTACATTTTGATATTCATACAAATCTCCTTGTTGATATTCTTTTCCTCTTATTTCAGGATTTTCTAGTTTTTGAAGATCAAATTTTGCTACTTCTACTACAACTCTATTGATAGGTAACAAATGTTTAATTCTTTTAATTAAACTTAAATGAGTTTGATATTTTCTTTCTATTGATGGGGGCAGCCGATTTTCTTTTTTTACTCTATTTAACCATCTTGGCTCTCGATACCATAACTTATTCCTTCTTACTCTACGGTACATTCTTTTTTCATCTAATCTTTCTTTTGTTCTTCCATCTAATTTAAGTACTCCAGAAATCAATTCTTCTTTACTTGTTCTAGCAGAAAATCCAATAGTTCCATATCCAGTATCAATACCAAGATTGATTTTTTGTTTATAACCCGAACAGCCATAATTCATTTGAATAGTAAATGGAAATCTTTTGATTACACGAGCTTTTCCTTCCCGAACTAATTGTTTAGATTTTTTGAATGAACAAGGCATTAAAGGTTTCCTATTCTTGTTTAACATGAACACTAATAAAGAGTGTTCGCTCTTTCGAGCTAGATTCACTTCGGGATTGTTACAAGCCAGTACTTTATCTAATGCACTAAGAGTTTCCTCTTTGTTTAACATTAGATTTGTAGAGCTACAGACTAGTGAAGTATCTGTAGGTACGTTCTTAAACTCTACTTGTAACTTCTGCATTTCTGCCCCCTAATCAACCAGTTACCCTTAAACCTCACGGTTTGAGTCCTTTTTTAAAAAGGATGATTGACGCCATTCGAAGATGCCTTCACATACAGCGTTAGAAAGAATTTTAATTGCATTTGGAAATAGTAGATACTGTTGTTCAAAAGGATTTGACAAAAATAATGCTTCAGTAATAACAATAGGACAATTAACAGCCTTTAATAAATAGATATTATCAACTTCATATAGTCCATTTTCTCTTCTAATAGGAAAAGGAAGATACTTCTTTAATCCCTCCACCATACACATTGCTAATTGTTTACTAGTTTCCCTGCCTTTAGAGTATAATACTTCAAATCCACTTGCTTTTTTATTATCTGAACTATTAAAATGAGTCTCTATTGCTATATCAGGTTTTTGATCATCAACAAAAAAAGCCTTATAATTCAATGATGAATTATAAGGCTGTATTTGTGATCCATCTACTATAAAACTATTAATTTGACTAGTAGATAATATATTTACTACTTCTTTATTTATTTGGGAAGAAAATTGATATTCAGAGCGAATAATTCCATTATGTTCAAATGTTGCACCCCGAGCATAAGCAGTATGAGCATTGATTAGAGCTACCCGCATGTGCATTCTCTTTATTAACTAGTCTACTAGCATCAGTATCCATTGAAATTTAAATTCCTATTATAGTTCTTTTAATATTATAACATAATTAATTTATTAAATCAAAAAATCATAAAATTGATTTATTATGTGTGTCTAGGTAATCTTCAACCATATTGACAAGTGAAGTGAATGTGTATGCCATAAATGCATAACATATAGAATAAAGTATAGTAGAACCAAAAATTAGTGCTAAAAAGAATCCAATCCAGACCGATAAACACTTATTACATGATAAAAAATAATATATAGTTTTAAATCTCTCTAATTTATCAATTATAGGAATAAATATAGGTTCTTGACTAATGATAGTAGATATGCCATATACTGCCATTAGAAATATGATTAAGTTAAGCATCTTGTGGAACTCCATTGGCATCTAATTCGCCAGAATGAATCTTCAATAATTCAGTATAAGTTTTATATTTGTTCATATATACATCAAATAATGCTGCTGATACATCAACTACTGCATAATGTGAGCATTGTACTGACGGATCTATCATAATAGAGTACCCCTTTTCTTTGACTTTCTCACAAAATAGTACATCTTCTGATATATCAACTATTCCATCATCTCTACTAGATGCATACCCAAAATAAGGTAAAGTAATATCATCAAATACTCTCATATCTACAAGCATACATCCCAGCCCCGTAAGATCAACATCAAATAGATGATCACGAGGATAGTCATAATAATGTTCATATTCATACCCTTCTTTTTTATTAAGAAGAACTGGCATGTGTGGTGGAGTTTTATGAAAATACATCCCAGCTACAATTGGTAACTGATGTTGTGCTAATCTATATATAAGATCCGGTGGATGGGACATATCTATATCTAGAAACATAATTAGATCTGCTTTATGTTTCCTTGCATATAATACTGCCTCATTTCGATTTTTACAAATAGGAAATGTTTTTTCTAGATGAATAAAATAATCTGTAATCCCAAATCTTCTAAGTGGACCAATATTTGCCAAGTTAGTAATTTTAATAAAATTCTCAAAAAACTTAGCATGGACAAATGGCCAGGTAACTGGAACATAAATACATAATATTTTATCTTGTTTGTGTGATGAGAACTTTTTGATTTCTATGTTAGCAGGATCATAAAGTATTGTTTCCATTTGTGCATGTTCTTCTTTCAACTTCTCTTTTCTTTTCGCATCTCCCATTACGCATTCCTTTTTGCCCGTTGTTCGTCAATTAAATCTTTTAAATGACCAGCACTATGTGTTGGTGGTACAATAATATTTGCAGAAATTTCTCCTGCCTGTCGTATTGCCTTAAGAGTTGACTCTGGGATTTCACTTTTCTTTCTTATCTTTCTGTCACTTCTTTCTTTTTCTATGATCTCTTCCCCATTAGATTTCATACTCAATTCCTGATCTGGTTGTATATTTACTTTATTTCTAGTCACTACACGAGGTGTACGTTTTTGTAACTTTGGTGGGTCATCAATACGTAATACTTTACCCTGATTAATAATTGGAGATGGTGTTGCATCCAGCCTTCTTTTAGTATGAAGTCTTGATGGTGGAGTCTTTTCTTGAAGTCCATCATAATATACATATTTTCCACTACTAACTAATCTTGCTGCAACTCCACTTGTTACAAGTTTAACAATATCATCAGATAATTTTCTTATAGTACGTATATCTTGATTTTCCATTAAACTCTCCTGAATAAGAAAATAAGGGGAGGGACAGAATGTCCCTCCCCTTATTAGATTAAATATTCGTATACGTAACAGCGTCATTTACAAGAGTAATTCCCCATGAAGATCTTAATGCCCCAAGTCCATAAACTATATCAGTTGTTACTAGCCAACCAAGATAGTCGGGGAGGTAATTTGCCTGAACTCTAGGAGCAAGCTGCATAGCTAGTGCAAGTGCATCACGGTGCATAAGAATTGTTTCAACTGTACTAGTTGTAGCTGTTCCGGTTGCAGCCAACATCTGGGTCATCCACACTGTAAACCCATGAAGCATTCCAAGGGCACCTTGCCTGATATCATTCTGGAATGATGGTCCCAATTTATCCGCTGCTGTAAATCTGTCGATTGCCAACAGCTTATTATATGCCTGTGGAGCTACAACCATATGCCTGTCTTCCTGTGGACAATCATTCTCATCGAGAATGGTCTTCGCTAGAAGAATATCATCCTCATCCAAGAAAGATGTATTCAGAGCAGACGAGGCATCAATAGTATCAAACTGTGCTTCAGCATATGTAACTAATGCTGAATCTAGTTTGTTAGCAATTGCATACCCAGCTCGCTTGGTATAAATATTTCGTAGATTCACAGAGGTCTGAATCTCTGCAAGATCTTCAACCATAAAACTTACTTCCCAATGCTGGTTAATAGTAATATCACAGGTCGTTTCTGTGGTTGGTGCCTGAACAACTACTGCAACTCTTGTTACTTTCTGATTTGCAGTAAGATTTGAAATTTCAGGAATATGAATAACATTCCCCTTCTCTAGAACCATTGCAGAAAAGTCCTGGTTTACAATCTTAGCCATAACCAGCTTGTGTTCTAGAGCGTCAAGAATTTCATCGCTCCAAAGAGCAGGAATAAAATTCTGTACAGAAGTCGATGTGTTGATAAAAATCGTTCCTAGTGCCATGTGCGGTACTCCTTATAATATTAATTGACTATAGGTTTAACGCACTCGCTTATCCGCATAGGCTTGCATGATTTCAGCATTTCGTCTTTTATATTCTTTTGGATTTTCATTTCTTAACTTACTAAGTTCTTCCTTACTTAAGAATGGTTTACCAGAAACTCCAGCACCACCCTGAGCACCACTACCAACCGGAATCTTAGACTTAACTAAATTCCAATTATCTGGGTCATCAAGGAAGACCTTAACACGTTCTTCTAACGAAAGTCTGCCATCCTCTGCCTTATAATACGGAACGAGTGTGTTTGGATCTACCTCAAACTCATCCTCTAACAATCTTAATACTTGCTTCGGATTTGCCACATCATGTGTAACCGCAGCTTGTATTAAGGCATTACGAATAATCATCGTATTCCGTGAAGTGAGAAGATCTCGTTCACGAGTTTCATGTCTAATTCTTTCATCTTCTAACTGTCTTTCCCATTTTTGGGCATTTTTCTCAGAAAGTTCTAATTTACTTAACTTAGCTTCTTCTTCTTGTTCCTTTGCTTTTTTTGCTGCTTCAAGTTTATCTTGTAAACTTTTAGCATCTTCAACACCAAATTGTTGCTTTAACACACCTTGAATAGCTTGCACTTCATCCTTAAATGATTCCAGTTTCTTCCTATATTCCTTAGCCTCTTCTCGGAGACCTTGGATATATTGACGATCCACAGTAATCTTATTGGGATCATCATCACTAGTTTTTGTACTAGGATCTGTGCTTTGCATTTTCATTTTTTCATTGTAAATTCTTGCTTTTTCAATTTCACTGTCAATGGGATCTTTATCAATTTTCACATCTTCAGCCATAACATCCTCCTTCCCGAATCATCGGGATAAAAATTAGTGTACTAACTCATTAGTACCATTATAAAACCATATTATTTAATTCAATTATACAATATTAAATTAATTTGTCAAATTAATAATTAATTATTAATTATTAATTAATTATTAATCTTTGTGAGCAGATCTCCATTTTGCTCTTCGTTGTGGATTTTTCTCATTAGGAACACGCTCTTTTTTTGGAGTATTCTCATCTGTACTCTGATTTTGCTCTTCTTTTTGTGTATCCTCTACTTCTTTTTGACTACTCTCTCCAAGTACAGGGGTTTGTTTTGCCTGTTGCATCATAAGTTCTGGATTTTCTAAGTACTCATTATTCTCAATCTCCTCATAAATACGCTCTACAATCTCATCTTCGGCATGTGGAAGTACCTGATGTACCATACGTTTTGCCATTTCTTTGTTTAATGTACCAGATATAGCACTTAATGTTACTTTTGTAAATAAGTCTACTATCTCTTGTGGAGTAATAATATCAAATTTCTCTGGATAATGTACACGAGAAGGCATATCATTTATCCCCATCCACTTATAATAAAGATTATCTATCTTATTTTCTGTCTCTTCTAATGCCTTTGCTTTAGCAGCCAAAAACGCATCCATATCAAGAAATTCATACTGTTGCGCTTTTCCTGTTCTTTGTTGTAATTGTACAAGTGAAGATTTAGCTGAAATAAGTCCCGCCATCCGAAACATCTCACGTACTAAATTCTCTACCATAGTCCAAATAGCAGTTACTTGTCCAGTATCTGGAGATATAAATGCTGGTGCATGTCTAGAATCAGCAGGGAAAGTAAAAATTGAAGCACTACCAATCTTTTTTAATGCACCTGATTTTCCTCTTTCATCTATTTCATCTTGAAATAATGTTCCATCATCAGGACAAATAAGTTGTGAGAATGTCTGTCGTGCAATCATTTCATCTATATTTGAAGTCCAGTTAAATACAATACGATTAGCTTCTGCTACATCTTTAAGCATACTTTCACCAATCATATCTTCATCAATATCTTTATGATAACAAGTAATAAGTGGAATAAATCCTAAGTTATGGTTTCCACTATCTAGCAAATTATCCTCTGCATCATATATAATCCATTCATTTTTTGTCCATACTTTATATATATTTTGAATTTCACGTTCTTCTCTATAATCTTCATCATCATAAATTTCTTCTGCAACAATAATCCAATTTAATTCTTTTGATGCTGAATCTACTGACCAATCTACTAAATTTTGTGGGTGGATAATTGTGACATATGGAGGAAGAGTTAATAAGTTATCTGCTTTTGTAGTTTGACCATTATTTATAATATTTTCTATCCCAGCAGGTGGTCTAGGTCTATCCATTAGAATATGTATATGTCCGTATACAGAAGAGAGAGTACACACCTTTCTCATAAATGAATGGATATTTGCCCCACGTCGATTTACATTTTCTCTGAAGTCACTTAACTTTGTATCCATTGGACGTGTAACTTCCTTTCTAAAAATAAAATCTCCTGCAATTGAGGAGATTGGAGCACAATAATTCAAATAGAATGATCGTGCAATTCGTCCAATATAATCCTCTGAATTTTCAAGTCTGTGACT